AAATACATGGCCAATCACCAGGACAATGAAATTCCTATGAATGATGGATCAAGGCTGAAAATCAGGCGGGGGCAATGCCTTACATCAATCAGAAATATAGCAAATGGAGTTGGTTACTATGAAAGGGCAGTTTGGAGAGAACCAAACCCTAAAACAATATCAACCGTCCTGGGTTGGCTTGAAGAAAACGAAATGATAACAATTGAACGCGGTCAAAGTAACAGACAGTATACACTGATAACCGTTATAAATTGGGAAATTTATCAGGAAACCGAGGATAAAAGTAACGGTAAAGTAACATCTTCTACTAAGAATAAGAAGAGGAGTAAAAAGTATTCGGAAGACAGCACCTATTACAAAATGGCAATTTATTTTTATAACCGGGTATCTGCTGTTGCTGAAGCTGAGGGGTTGCAACATTTAGTCCTAAAAGCAGATATGCAGAAATGGGCGGATGAATTTAGGAAGCTCTTGGAGATTGACAAGATAGATAAAAAGCTTGCAAAAGAAGTCATGGACTGGGTTACAGAGGATTCGTTTTGGAAAACAAACATTTTGAGCGCTAAAAAGCTCAGAGATAAGTTCAGAGATTTAGCTATCAAAATGCGAGCAGGAAAAGGTAGGCAACAGCCAGTCAAAATGAGCAAAAGTAAACAGCTAGAAATAGCAAAAGAAGAAGCATTCAGGGAGTGGGTGGCAGATGGAAATGACCCAGCAGCATTCACCTTCAAACCACATTGAGGGAAATATCCTTGCAGAGCAGTCTGTTCTCGGTGCCATTCTAATAGATTCAGAGCGCATTGATGATATTCGGTTCTTAGAGCCGCGAGATTTTAGCCAAGAACAACACGAGCTGATTTGGAAAGTGGCTTTGTATTTGGATGGCATCGATAAGCCCGTCAATGTGCTGAGCGTGACGGAAATATTCAACCGTAGGAAAAGGCTCCACGAGATAGGCGGAGTAGAATATCTTTCTCAGCTCGTAGCAGCTTGCGCCAGCACGTCAAAGGCAGCCGTTGTAAACTCTGCCCAAATTGTTAGGAAGAACGGGCATAGAAAGAGACTCATAGAGCTTTCTGATGAGATCAGAGAGGTGGCATCAGGAGAGCATGATTCAGATGAAGACATGTTTTCCGCCGTAGAAGACTTGGTGACGAATATCCGCCCTCAAGAGTCTGGGGAGATGAAATCCATGTCGGATACCCGAGAGGACTACCGGAAGCATCTGAAAAGTAAGGCAGAAAAGATTTATTCCGGCTTTAAACAGTTTGACGAATGGGCAATGCTCTGGCGGGGTTGGCTCTATATCCTTGCAGGGAGGCCTTCGGTCGGGAAAACAGCAAAGGCATTACAACTTGCCTACGGTGTTGCAAAAAACAATCCAGATGGTGGGTGTGTCCTCTTTTTCAGCCAAGAAATGGGTGCGAATGAACTCAAAGATCGCTTGGTTTCTAACATATCCGGAGTCAATTACATCCGCTTGACTCAGAAAAAAGAGGAGCTTACTGACAAGGAATGGGAACGAGTGGAAAAAGCCCTTGATACGCTCGATAAGCTCCCCATCTATATCCAAGACAAAGCATCAGTGACCATTGAGGAAGTTCAAGCAACGGTTCGCCGATTCAAAAAGAGGCATGGAAAAGTGGCGGCTGTGTTCGTGGACTATTTGCAGATTATGAAAATTTCACAGAAGAAAAACCAAAACAGAGCAGAAGCTATAGGAAACGTTACATCTGCGGCCAAACAAATGGCACGAAAATATAAATTTTGTTTTGTTATGCTCTCCCAAATGACCAGAGAGAGTGAAAAAAGAGAGGAACCAATGCTTTCCGATCTCAAGGAGTCAGGCTCAATCGAACAAGATGCCGATGTCGTGGAATTCCTTTGGCATAACGGGGAGAAGGAAAACAATACAAAAGTTATCCGTTCCTACTTTGCCAAAGGTAGAAATGTCGGGGAGAACAGGTTTAAGTACAAGTTTGAGTGGTGGGTACAAAGATACGTGGAGCTTCCTAAAAAGGCGGAATGACCATGGGAAAACGGATTGAAAACGAGGAACAGTACCAGAACTCTCTAAAGTGGCTTGTTTCCAAGAGTATTGAGATTGAAGATCCATTGCTGGACGAAGAAACAAGAAAAAAGATGCTGAGGACCTACGATTTTGTAAGTCAGCGTGTCATAGAGTATCGGCGTGGTGAACTGGCAAAGATGTATCCGGGGCTACACGCTATATATAAACAGCTCGGCTGGAACTATGTTGGTGCGCCAGAGCAAGAACAGAAACAACCAGAAGCACCAAAGAAAAAGAAAAACTTGGATTTCTTCTTCGATGATTAGGGAGGGGATAGAGCATGTACACCATGGAGATTAAAACGGAAAGATGTGAGCAGTGTGACCAAGTGAAAGAAGAAATTTTGCACTTGCAAAATCTAAAAACGAATTACCATTTTTGCACTGGTTGTTTAGAGAAATATTTTGAAGGTCAAATTGTTTTTGACTAAAGGAGAGGGCACCAGCCTTCTCCCTACCAAAAGGAGGAATGAGACCGGATGGAACTTATAGAAGAACGAAATGGCTTTAAAATATATCGAAGAGAAGAATCCGAATTGGGGTACTTTTCATCCATGTGGTATGTAGTCTTTCATCGTGATTTTAATGGTGTATGGATTAATGAATATGAAAATATAGACGAAGCAGAGAAATTCTGCGACAAGGAAGACGCTGATTACTGGGAAAATCAGATATGTAAATTTTAGGATATTCAAAAAGGTAGGTAATGGAATGAATAGACCAATCAAGTTTCGTGCGTGCTATTTACCAACATTAAAAATGTTTGATATGGAAGACTTGATCCACGAGGAACATCTACTAGATATGCTCACAATGGTCAATGGAAAAAGCAAAGAAGAGTTCTCACCGCTGATGCAATTTACCGGGCTTTATGACTGTAACAACGTAGAAATATATGAAGATGACATAGTGGAAATTAAAAATCATCCCTTTGGCAAGAACATCGCTATAAATGGAATATATAGGGTTAGATATGACAAAAAAAACATGGAGCTATGTTGCGGTAATTGGTTGTTGCATGGTGAATTACCTTTTGTTTCGATAATCGGGAACGTCTATCAAGATCCTCATTTGTTAGGAGATTGCAGAAGATGAATGCCTCTGAGTTTCTAGGTTCAAGAATGGCTGAACTTAGGAAAAAAAGAAATATGACGCAGGCTAAACTCGCCTCAATAGTTAAGAAATCGACAAGCGCTGTAGCCATGTGGGAAACGGGAAAACGGGACCCTGATTCGCAGATGATTATAGAGTTATCCTCTATATTTGATGTACCTACTGACTACTTGCTTGGACGTACGAATGATCCAGACGATAGATTGAAGTATTCTGCTAGGAACGAAAATTACCTTAAAATTGAGCGATTTGCTAGAAAAGTGTCAAATGAAGACTTGGAAAAAGCCGTGAAAATATTAGAAGCCGCATTTGAGCACGCATTTAATAATAATGATGAATAACGTTTGCAAAAGCAAAACTGCTAGCGATTAGGACATAAGGAGGTGATTCGAATGGCTAAGTGCTGGAATTGCGATGTAGTGGAAATCCCCGAACCCGAATATTGTTGCTCCGGACGCGACTGGGATGGGTCTGGATGTGGGTGCTACGGCCTTCCTGTAGAACCTCCATTTTGTAAAGGGTGTTGGGAGGAAATGTATGAGAGATCGTATAAAGGCGAAAAGGAGGCAAACAGAAATGACTAAACAATACTGGTGCGAAGAATGTCAAAACTTTGTAGATGAACACGTTGTGACAAATGGAATACACGATGAATGTGGTCAAGAAGTGAACATAGAGGAGAATGAAGAAGATGACCTGTGAATATCCAGGATGCAAAAAGACAGCACAAGAAACGTTTGCACTGGTTCCCCTTTGCAAATGGCACTGCGATGCCATCAAGGAAGAGACCCAGTTGTATTACGGCAACCTTAGCCCAAAATACAAAATCCATCGGCCTATGTATTGCAAGATTGCTAGGTTAATTCCATGGAGCCAGGTAAGCCGAAAAGAGGTGAATCTATGAGATTCGTGGGGATTGACCCTTCGACCAAGACCGGATTTGTTGCACTGGACCAGTTGGGAAAGGTGTCAAAAGCAAAGGAATTGACGGGCATTAATAAATCCGATTCTATCAGGATAATCACTTTGGTTGATGAGATTATGGATCACATTCAGCCAGGAGACCGGGTATTTATAGAAGGATTTGCCCATGCAGCCAAGGGGAACTATGTGAGTCAAATGTTCGGAATCGGTTGGGGAATCAGAACGGCGCTTACACGGCGGAAAGTCCCATACACCGAAGTAACGCCTTCCCAACTCAAGAAGTTTGCAACTGGAAAAGGGAATGCCAAAAAAGAGGATTTAATCCTCCCTATATATCAGGACTGGGGATTTGAAAACAGCAGCGATAATGTCAGAGACGCTTTCATCCTAGCTCATATAGCGTATGAAACACATCTTTTAAAAAATGGATTTTGCTCCGCTGTCGGTATTGATATTTACCCATACCGAAAAAAGATCATTAACGAGATTCTAAATTCTCCCGAAAAGAAAAAACGGAGGAAGGTGGCGAGGTGAAAACCTGCCTCAAAGATTAATCACCTCTATAACGTCGTATTAGCCCGTTTAAGAGGTTTTCTAGATGAAGTAATACAAATTATTTATATTAACTTTATAACGCCTGTATGAGGCGTATAAGAGCTCAAAACCACATTTAGTTAAAGGAGAGATAAAACGATGTCTACTGAAATCAATGTTCTATTCAAATCCATGCAAAGAGATGATAAGAAAGAGGTTCTGAAATTTGAGCTAAAAGGTAACGAGAATGATGGCAATGCTCAAAAGCTTGTCGAGATGGCCGGAACCATTGTCATCTTCAACCTTCCCGGGCTAACGGAAGAGATCTCGGCTGAGTTTATGAATATCCAGCGCGATAGCAAGAAAACCGTGATGAAACTGGCTCTCAAAGGCGATAGTGAAGAAAAGGCGATAGAGCTATATAAGCATGCTGGGCGGAATGTTCCGCTTACGCTCAAGCCTTCTCAGATGTCGATTGAGGAATATTATGAGGAAGATGAAGGGTTGGAATATACGGTAAAAGCTGATGGAACCGTAGAATTGGATCAGGATCAAGTGACGATTGAGGACGTGGAAACGCCGGAAACCAAGGATACGGAAGACGCTCTACCATTCTAATCATACTGCCCCGGGTTACCGGGGCTACCTCCATCAAAAGGAGTGAACCCATGAGCAGCAATTGTTTCTTACCGGAACTCGACAGAAAAAAGACGCAAGAAGCGCTTGAGGCTGAATTTGAGAAATACCGCATTTTCAAAACGGTCACCTTTGAAGAAAAAGAAGTGAACATCACATCCAGTTACCAAGAACGGTTTCACGGTCAGACAAACGTAACCAGTGATTCAACGGCCAATGTGGCTATTTATAACATAGATACTCAGGCAGCCAGAAAAGCTTATATAGAGCGTATAGATAGGGCTGTAGCAAGGCTTCATCCCAAGGAACAGCTACTGATTCGCGAACGTTATCTAAAGCAGGATTATGTGTATGATTATGTCATCTATAACCATATTTTTAACCCGCCAATTAGTGAGCGTACCTATTACAAAATACGTTGGAAAGCTTTCTACAAGCTAGCTCTAGCACTTAACCTTGCTGTAGAAAGGTAAAGAATTTGTACAGAAAAAAGAAAGGATTAATACAGAAAATGTATCAGTCATTTGGTTTTTGATAAGTTATAGTTATAGCATGGCCACAAAGAAAGAGAGGGTACCGATTCTGGTTCCTCTCTTTTTCTATTATTAAGTTTCACTGATGATCATTATGCTTAATACCCAGTGCTTTCTTCAAAGAAGTTTGAAGGTGCTGAGAAAAATTGATGCCAGCATCTTCCGCTGCATCTCGTAACCATAGTGGTAGAGTACAGTTTTTAGTAACAGACCTATTGGCCGATTCATCTCGGTATGGAGGTAAGAATACTTCCACGAAAACAATCCGGTCACTTTCATCGTTTAATTCGATGTCTTCCGGTTCGGATGGCTTGGGAATAACTAAATTTTTATCTTCCATTTCAATCAACCGATCAATCAGCATGGATTTAGCTTCTTTAATTCCGGAAACTGTATCCGCGGCAATAATGGCCGTACCAGGAATGTCAGGGAAGTATAATGCAACATCTTCACCTGACTTTTCAATGACAACGGGATAGATGAAAACGTCTTTACCCGACATATTTATTCACGCTCCTTTATTAGCAGGAGGAACCCTAAAAATGGGGGTTGAACACCAGAGGTTAGAAATTAACCCCTGATGTTCTCTCAATGCTCTTCAAAGTTCCCTTTGGAATAACTGCTCCGCTTTTGTGAAAGCTTATATCGGCGAAGCGTTCAGGATCATCTTTGTGTATGTATCTCTGGTGACTACCCTTCCCTGTATGGGAGGGAGATTTGATGAACCCTTCTTTTCTTAATTTTTGGAGAGCTTCGCGAACTGTAACTTGTTTCCCCATTTATTGTTCCTCCTCTTGATTACATTATAGCACGTGTAATAAATGCGTGTCAATAAAAATATGCGCATAAATTATGCGTATCTATAATGGAAGGAGGTTGTCCCTTTGTGGCATAATTAAGCGCCAAAATCTATTAAAATCAACCAAAAAATGTTGTTTACATAATCACATTTTTGGTAACACTAAAGTAACACCCTTCAGCCCTTGCCACACAAGGATTCTTACATTCTATATATGCTCTCAAAGTAACGGCGAGCGGATATAAACAAGAATGTAAAGAAATAAAGAATAAATAATATATACTCGCAAATTGCATTTTCGAGGGATTTTTAAAATTTGAAAAGGGAAATAAAAAGAGAATCTGTCTGTTAAATCAAATAGAGTATGAGTCCTTTACCTTAGTCTATTAAATTCAAAATAGAGATACTGAAATGCATAGAGAGATCAGAAACTGAATCAGAGATCAATAGCAATGGGAATGAGAATGAAGAGAAGGATACGCTCAATAGACGTTCCCTTCTTAAACCAGAGAGTATTAACGCATG